TTTTGTAAAAATATGCCTCCGTTGTTTTTAGTAGCATCCGAGAAAGTTTTTGTTCCTGCTATTGTTTGAGTACCTGTTGTAATTAACCCCCTTGCAGTTGCACTCGCATCAGGAATGTTAAAAGTATGCGTAGCAGTTGTACTTGAAATATTAAAATCCGTTCCACTCGTTCCTGTTTGAAAGTATTGCACTTGAGCAGTCAAACCATTCAATGCAGTAATACCTGTACTAAATGTTGTTATAATTTGACATAAATGACCATCTTGAGTATGAATAGTTGTAGTCTTACCACCGCTATTCGTAGCGTATAATTTAACCGCTAATCTATCCGTTAAAGTTAAAGTTGTTGCTGGAACTGCCATTGCAAAAGTGTACAAATTCAAAGCAGTACCATCGTATAAAATCTCATTGCTACTTGTAGAAATCAAAGTAAAAGTCGTTCCATCGTACTTGTATAATTCAGCGTACATCTGCGGAGTACCACCATTAGAACTCATTTGTGCATAAATCTCATAGTTCCAATTTCCTGCTGGTATGTTTAATTGTGCAGGGTCGTTAGCATCCGTTAAGAAAGCTACTATAAAACCATCTCCTGATTTAGCGAAATCAACCCCTGTTCCTATCACCGCAGTTTTACTCATTTCGTAATAAGTAGTACCACCAATAGTGCCTTGACTTGTTCCTCCGTTAAGATAATACGAAACCGATGAACCGCCACCGCCACTTGAAGGGAAATCTGCTAAAGTACCATCTCCCCTGATATATTGTGAAGCAACACCTGCTCCTGTTACTGCAATCGTTCCATTAGCCGTTAAAGGGCTATTTGCGACACTAAAAGCACTCGGCATAGATAAACCTATGGAAGTGATTAAAGTAGGAAAGGTTGTCAAGTTTCCTGCTCCGTTTACATATTGAAGATTAGTTCCGTTGAATCCTATGTTAATCGTTCCGCTTGTAGTAATTGGTGAGCCTGTGATATTTAAAGAATCTCCGCTTTCAGTAATCGCCACACTTGTAACTGTTCCTGTCGCACCTGAAGCCCTCTGCCAAATTGAACCTGAATAAATGGCTTGGTCTCCGTTGAAAAATGTAATCGGACCAGCCCCAAAATTAAAGGCAGTTCCGCCAACCGCTGCACCTTCAACTAAATATACATCCCCTTGATTTCCTGTGCCATTTACAAGAGTCGGTGTATTTGTAGAAATATTCCAAGTACCCTTGTACTCCATTACGGAATTAGGTAATTGACTTACTAATATCTTACCATTTACATCAAGTCTTGGCACACCATTTGCAACATCAAATCCTAATGAAGTCAATACCCCACTTGTTCCAATAATTACATCTTGTAAATTCCTCACTTTCGCACCTGCTGAAACAACTATTTGATTTGCCATCTTATATTAATTTATAACTAAATTATTGAAATAATGCCCTAATAAACTCCCCACTTTCTAATACCCTTCCAAATGTCAATACCCCTGTTGTACTATTCCACTTTACTTGCTCATCCACAGGCGTTCCTGTCGTTAAAATATCTTGAACATCAATACCACCACGAGAAACATAAAGACAAGCCTTGCCTATCATATCGCCATAAGTAATTGTAGTTTCTCCACCTGCTGCCGTTGTTCCCTTTGTGTAAACCGCACCTCCAGCAACAATTACAACCCCTTCAGGATTGATTTCCGTTCCTGTTGTAGCATAAGCACCTGTACCCTGTAACGATACACTATACGTTGCTATGTCCTTATAAGGTGCGTTAATTTGTAAACTTGTTAAATTGCAATCCCCACTAATAACTACCAAACCATCAACTCCGTTGTCAATAACAAACTTTACTAAAATTGTAGTCCTATCTTGTTGTTGCTCAAGTAAAAATAAATAGCCATAACCATCCAAAGTTATAAGACCATCACAAGTTACACTCCAAGTTGCAGTATCGTTCTTGTATTCTCTATACCACGCACTCGTTTGGCTTGTTACTTCTTTTTGGTCAACACTTACACTAAATGTGCAATTTGTTGAACACGAAAAAGCAATATCCCTACCTGCTGGATATGCTTCCGAAGGTGGTTCAAAATAATACAACATTATGTTATTGCCCTGTACTTTGTCTGCCATATTGCAAATTTAATCTTTTATTTTACTCTATATTATACTTTATAGTTTCTACGGAATCATTGTCCTCATTTGTTACCTCAATTAATTGAAAAGAAGTCACTTCATCAACTTGTGGAATTACATTACCCCTATTTAACATAAACTTTTTATCGTTATATGATAGTGCGTTTGTAGCTGAATCTTGTACCAAATAAACTTTATCTAAATAGTTTAATCCTTTTTCGGTTTCAAACTTACCTATTTCAGCTTCTAATGTGCCAAAATTCTTATTTAATAGGTTAGAATATTGTCTAGCCATTAACATAGCTAAAAGCGGAAATGTATTTGCAGTATCAGGATAACGAAACCAATTTGTATATGAAATACCCGAAGCGTTTACTATATTACCAATGTTGTTATTAACCGAATAACTATTTAAAAAACTTCCATAAGGTTGTTCTATTTCTTTAATAGTAGTATTATCAACTCCTACTTGCCTACTTACATCTACCGACCTAATAGTAGAATAACCTTGAGTTATTGCTACGCTTCTTATTTTTATATCCTCATATAAAGGGAAAGGACTTCCACCATCTACATAAAATCTTAATTGTACATATCCTTTTAATGCAACTCCTGTTGGACTGTTAACGCTAGTAATATCTACTGTTTGGGAATAACTTACAAAATCTGCACTATTTACTTTATTAATATCTATAAAAATAGATGCAGTTTGCCAACTTGTACCATTATAATAATATTTTATAGCGGTAGCTGGATTTATAATAGAAATAAATAGTTTAGCCTTTGTTCCAAAACTTATTTTGTAAGCAAAACTTATATTAAAGCTAGGTGCATTCATATAAGGTAAATATAAATAAGGGCTTAATGGTGGCAAAACACCCCCCATTTCTGCATAAGCAAAAAATCCACTTCCTACGGGCTTTGTAATATTAACAGTATTTGAAGATAAGTCCGAATCTATATCCATATTTACATAAGTACTTTGATTTATACTAGCAAAAAAACTCCATCCATAAGGCTGATAAATAAAAGCTGGTGGAACTGCACTATTATAAACACCTTTAAAGTTTCCATTATGAACATAATTATCAGCATAATCAAAATTCCCCTTAATTAGTACTTTTGGATAACCTTTTCTAATTATTTTATTTTGACTATTATTTATAAAATGTACATTGCCTTCGGCATAAGGTTCAATAGTAATATTTTTATCAAGTACACCACTTCCTGCATTAGCTACACTTGGATAAATTTGATATTTAGTATAGTACCTTGTATCATTTGCCATTTCGTTAATAGCTAATATCTGCCACATACCATCCGATTGAAATAATCTACAACCAAATGATTTAACTATATTATCTAATGCTTGGTAATAAGTTAATCCTACAAAATCACGCCTATATTGATAACTTTGGTCAAATGGTTCTTCGGATGAAGCATCTGCTCTTGTGTACATTCCTTCAGCATAATAAGAACACGATGTTAAAAGGTAAATAGGTTCAGGATAATCAATAACATTTAAAGTTTCTGCTATTATATCTATAAGTATATTTAATGAATTTATACTATCTGCTTCTTGATAAACAAATTCCGTATAATCTAAAAAAGAAAGTCCGTCAATTGCAACTAAATCTACTTGAACATATCCTGTTGTAAAAGGTATTTGTACATAATCATTAAATAAAAATCCTACCCAAATTGGGGATTCTATATCAACAGTATAAAGTTTAACAAAATATTTTCTAATGTCAAAACTTAATATACTAGGGAAATCTTCTCCATTTTCTTCAGTTGTTAAAAATGATATATTTAACTGTGAAGAAATAATACCTGCTAATGGTTCATCGTTACTAGCATTAGATTCTAAACTAATATTAATAGCTTCATAAGTTATAACATCACCAACATAATCTTTCTCATAAATATTTGCAGTTAATGTTGTTCCATCTCTTAATGCTTGTTCTATTGTATATCTTAATTCGTATGCCATTATACTAAACTTATATTTTGTCCTTTTAAGAATGAAGATTTTTGCGTTCTATTTATTGCCACTAATAAATCCTGTCCTCTTAATACAAATGAACCACCACTCATCCCACCGCCACCACTCATTGCACCTGCACTAAATGTAGTGTTAAGCATTCCGCTTAATTTACTTAAAGGTATAACCGCTTCAGGACCAGCTTCACCAATTAAAGCCATTGAAGGTCCATTTGTAATTCCACCTGCCGCTCTTGGACCTGAATAACCAAATGCACTTTGTAAAGCACCAGTTGCAGCAAATACCGCTTTAAGTTCAGGGAATGCAGTAAGTATAGCCTCAAATATTGATGCTTGAATAACCGCAGCAGCTATTGACATTGCAATATTTCTAAACATTTGACCAATAGCTTCTAATGGACTTTGTCCTTGTTCCATAGCATTAAAAATGCTCATCAAACCATCAGTTACACTACCTGATAACATTTTAGCAAAGTTTTCGTATGATTGAGCAAGTTCATCAACTCTATCGCTTTCCATCTTAAAACCCTTCATTCTACCTGCTGCATCCTTTGTTAAAAATTCTCCTAAACTATTATCCTTACCTGTAACCCTTTTTCTTTCTTCACCCATTTTTGTTTTCCTATCAGCAGCTGCTCCTTTATCACCATAGGTAAGAATTAAAGCATTATCAAATCCCTTGTCCTTAAATATCTTTTTGTATTTCTCAATATCCATTAATTGTTGAGCCAATTCATATTTAAGTGCAGCAGAAAATTCTTTTAATGTATCTAATGTTTCTTTAGCTTTATTTTTATCAGGAGTTGGGAATAATGTAACTTTTGCTAATTGCTTAAACGTATTAGTTTGTAAAGCATTAATATCCGCAGTTATTGATTCATTTAATAATTTAAACTCATCATTTATTGCTTTAATATTAGCATCAACCGATTTAATATCAAACAAACCTCTTGGACCACGTGCTTCTTTTAATTTAGTTTCTTGGTCTTTTTTAGCTTGTGCTTGTTTAGCGTATAATAAATTTAATTGCTCAATATTATTTTTTTCTTTAGCAGTTGCATCACCTTGCATTGCTGCTTGGTTTACTAAAGTTTGATAAAACTTCTTATCTTGACCTAATTTTGCATCTTGTATTGCAGCACTATTACTATATAAATCTTTTAATTGCTTTAACGCTTCTTCTTGTTGTGTTTTAGTTCCACCTGCAATAAGTTCTGCTAATTGTATTCCAATAGTTCTTTTAGTTTGTTCTCCACCAATTAGCTTGTAAATATCATCAGCAACTTCTTTAAGTTTCTTTCTAAATGCCTCTAATTCAGCAGTTGGTCCTTTAAAGAATGCAGCTATTTCTTTACTAAATGTAACCGCTAATGAAGATACTACACCAATTGCAACACCAACCCCTGCTG